CCGCCGCCTGATGTGCCGTAAGTTGCATTGTCGCTACTGCCTGAACCGCCGTTGTTACCTTCGCCGCTTGTACCTGTGCCACCCGCAATCAAAATGTTGTTACCGCCGCCACCGCCACCTGAACCGCCGTTGCCTGCGCCTTCGGCAACATTAAAACCGCCTTTGCCGCCACCCGTTGCAGTCACGCTGCTAAAAACACTATTTGAACCATTTGCATAAGTTGCGCCGCCACCACCAACCGTTACCGTTATTTCTGTACCAGTTGTAATTGAAAAACTTGCGGCTGTTAGAAAACCGCCTGCACCACCACCACCACCTTGACCACCTGACGATTTACCGCCACCACCGCCACCACCAGCGACTACAAGATAATCGACTAAATAAATGTTGGGTGTTGGTAGAACGGTGTAAGCCGAAACATATCCACCGTCACGGCGAGAACCCATAAACTAGCCCAGTAACGCTTGTGCTTCGTCTGCTGTCAAACCAAGTTTATCCAACACCGCTTGACGAGCAACCTGCTTCGCTGCAAGAGCATCGGCTTCTGCTTCGGCTTCAGCCTGTGCTTGTTCAGCCCAAGCCAAATGTGCGGCTTCTTCTTCTGCTGTCATATTGCGGTCAATGCCGTTGTCGTTAATTTTTAGTGCCATAGTTTATACCGTCTTTGAATAGCCGTAAATTGCATAGTTGCCTGTCCAAGTGCCGCTCAATGCTAATAGTTCTATTCCGTCAAACGCTGTTGAGCCTGACTGGTTTGAAGCGCGCATATTTAAGTTAAGACCAGTTGTATAATTTGAATTATTTAACGATGTGTGCATTGTAAGCCGTGTCGGTATTGCTAATTGTGGGTTAAAAATATGAATAAGTGACGAACTTTCCGCACCTACAGATTGTTGAATGCGAATGTTTACTTGGGATGTAACTCTTGCACCTGTAATAGTTGTGTCGTCTACAATTATTTGTTGCGTGTTGTAACCTGTCGCCGTCGAAACCCCACCAGCCCGCAACCTGATACACAACTGGTCTGCGCTAGTAGTAAAATTAACTAGCAACAAATAGTTTGTGTAAGTGCTAGTAAAAATACTGTCAGCCGTTGCGCTTGCCGCCGTGCTGACCGCTGTTTCTGCTTTAACACAAACGAGCGCAGAGTTGATACCTGTCGGAACCGCTTGAACTATTTGGCTAGAAGTATAAGCCATAGTTATGCCGTAATTCTATTTACATATCCAGTAAGCAAAATTACATCTGCCGTACCAGCAAACGCTTTAACAGTAAGCGAGTTCTGCAACAACAAACCAGGAACCACAGTCACCAAACCAGCCTCAGGCAAAACTGTTACTTCGATGTTGCCATCAGCAGCAGTAGCGGTACCCCACTCCAAAGTTAACTTAACTGACGAAGCAGATGTGTTGTTTGCGTAAATCCAAATCTCATCAAAGTTCGTAGTACCAGAAACAGCAGTATGCACAGTCACGGTAGAACCCGTACCTGTACCAGTTACCTTAATTGCTTTGCCGTCTGTGCTTGACTCTAATTTGCGTTTGCTGAATGTTGCCATGTGTCTCCTATATTAAGCGAATACCTGTGAACCTAAAACTAACTGGTCGCTGTCACCAGTAACACCACTAGCAGGCAAAACAGCCCAAGCAGCATCAGTACCATCAGAAGTTAGCACATAACCGTTAGTGCCGATAGGGATACGGGCAACTGTAGGTCCAGAACCCATCGTCAACAAATCACCACGAGTGGTCATCGTCGACGCCAAAGTGTTCGCTTCGTCAGCGTCAGTTGCTGTGAAAACTGGGTAGCAGGTAGCGCCTGCGTTATGTGAAGCGGCAGTAGTGCCGTCAACGCCACGAGTGATAGATGAAAGCGATGAACCTGTTCGTGAACCTACTAAAACTTTTTCTTCGGTAGCCAAACCTGGGTCAATCACCATGAAGAACGGACCAGTAGCGGTGTTATTCCACGCTGTTACAGTTCCTGTAAGAAGCGCTGTTGTGTCACCAGACGTGATAGCGTTCGTTAACGTACACGCTGGCGCCGCACCCGCATAAGACCGTCTAGTAACTGCTGCCATCTATACTCCTAATCTTGAACCGAACGCATTGTAACAGTACAGGTTCCTTCCAAATCCCAGTTTTGCTGGTATCCGTCTATCACCTGAAATTCTAAATCTTCAACTACCACAGAATACGTTTCCGTGTTCTCTTGATAGTTTACCACTATCGGGTTTGTTACCAAATCCCGTAGTGCTTGTAGTTCTGATTCTACATCAAAATAGTATTCGGTGTCATGTACCCTGAGGCGGTGGTGCATGAGGATTGGGACACGGAAAACTTGGCTTCGGGCTGGGGATGCGTATGCTCTAGCCATCCAACGGGTAAGGGTTGGTGCTGTTGTCGCTGACCCTCTGGCGAGAACTAGTTTGAATTTGGCTTCAATAAATTTGGCTTGCGGACCTGTCGCAACCGATTCTGTGGTTAGCGCTTTTTCGTGGGGGGTCATCGATGTGTAGTCGCCCGAATCTGACGATATATATGGGGTGACTGTGCCGTATAGGGGGGTGGTTCGGATGTCGAATTTGGCTACGAATTTGCGGTCTGGGATACCCCAACGGTAGATGCCTGTAACAATTTCTCCTTCGGTCACATAGTTTGCTGTGTCTTCCACGTAGACACCTGCGGCTGATACTGCGAACACCCGTTTGTTATCGTAGGTGGCGCATGATAGCACGTTCGCTGTTGATGTGTGCATCAAATCTGATGCGTGCGCTGGGGTATTTGTTGCGATAAATGTTGATAGGTCTAATCTGCCTAAACCTGTGGATGTGCTGTCGTATTGTGACCATGTGAACCACACGTATTTGTCTTCGGCTGTGAACGATACGACGTCGCCTGTTGTTGGGATTAGGGCGCCAGCGGTGAGGTTCCCTGCGCTGTCCGCTGTCGAGTATCGGACACCTTTGTTTGTTCCGATAATGATTGCACCCAAATATCCGTATATACATTTAGGTATTTCACCTGTTGGTAGTTCTAGTGCAACTACTGGTTGGTCGAGTACGCCTGCTGAGGTGATAGTAATTTTGTAGATTGCTCCACGGTCGCCTGAGTATCCTGCAACATAGATGGCGTTTTGACCTGAAGCAAAACTTACCCAATTCCATGTTGATATCGGATGAACGTAATCGTCGCCGCCGACGTTACCTGATGGGTCATAGTAGAGGTCTGTTGCGCCTGCACCTGAATCACCTGATATAAGCAAATGTCCTTTAACGAAATCAACATAATAGAATTGGTGACCGTAAGCAACGTTTGATGCGGTGTGGGATGCGTTTACTTTCCAAAGCCCGAAACTGCTTGTTGTGCCAGCGTATGTCAGATAGACGTTTGTGCCGTCTGATGCGATGTCTCGTGGGGTGAGCGCAGGTAACCCTGTCACCGATGTCCATGTTGGTGACGCGGCGAAAGGGTTGGATGAGTAGCGGACAGTTTGCCCATCTAACATATATAGTTCGTTGTTTGCTACAACCACTTGCAGGTTTGTGTTCGCTGACGAACGGGATTGCTTTGTTGCGTTCAGCAAAGTTAATTGTCCTTTGGACCAAGGGTTCACACCTTTGCTTGAGAAGTAACGGTAGTCTTGTGCTTCGGCTGTGTCAGCATACTTTTGACCTGCACCGAAATGCCATGATGCTTCACCTCGACGCCATAATCCTTGCGGGTTGATTGCTGCTTCGCCTGGGCTTGTTGATTGGTCTACCGAATCTCGGACACGTGGCTCGAAACCTCTAGTGAATGTTCCCGCTTTTTGGTCGATTAGGTATGGTCTGCCGTTGATGGCAATTGGGAAGATATCTGGTACGAGTTGTGTTGTTGTTCCACCTGCGAAGAAACGTGGCGCTGGATAGAACGCATCGGTAAAACGAAGTAATGTCGTCACCGTTTAATCCTTAGATAAGAAAGTTGGGTATGCTCTCGCTAGACGTGCTGCTTCTGCTTGGATACGGTCACGACGCAACCTGATAAGACTTGTGATGCTGTTAGCGACAGCACCCATAGAAACTTCTTCTGCGCGGCGTGTGTCTCCTTGTGATTCTGTGAAGTTGCGTTTCACTTCGCGTGGTGACATCAACCGTATTTGTGCGCCCAAAGCAACAATGTCTGTGACTGTTTCTTGTACACCGCATCCGCTGTTGATGTCTGTTGCTTCTGTGGCTGCTGCTGTGTATGGGGCTTTGTAAACGACACGTAGACGCCCTGGGAATACTGCTTGGTCAAAACGTAAAGCAAACCCTGATGGGAAGTCATCTGTTGGTAGGTCGCGAATAAGACGAATTTTGCGGGCAATAGGGTAGTCGTCTGTCATGTACCTAACTGAAACTGTTAACAAATCTATGATACTTGTCACATTAGTTAGGTCTATCATCGCGTCAGAACCGTTGTAGTCGATGTTCAAAGTTTTCACTTGGAACAGTCCGTGCATCGGTGACGACAAATCTGATAGTTCGTCGTTAACTGCTTCCAATATTTGTGCCCGAGGGAACCTTGGCTTGATAGTGATTACGGCACCAGCGGTGTGTGCTGCGGCTGTTGTGTTATTGAATCCTCTTTGAACTGTCAACGTTTTTGTTGCTACGTCTGTCGCCCAAATGTACATGAGTTCTGAATCTATTTCACAAACCTGACCAGAACGTAACCCTTCCAGCGGGTAGTCAACCACAACACTCGTGCCGTTTGACGTGAGTGTTGTGGTTAGTTTATTGCGGGCTTCTACCGTTCCTGATAAAAGTTGTCGCAACGTCCTATCAATGACTACTGCTGCGGTTGTCATTTACTTCTTTTTCTTAGCCTTCATTTTCATCGGTTTGCCAGTTTTCTTGGCTGCTTTTTTAGCGGCTGCCATACCAGCAGCGCCGTATGAGAATTCTTTTTTTCCTACCATTGGCATATTATTTGCCTTTCTTGTTGCGTGTGGATATTGCTTTAGCCTTAGAACGTGCATCGGCTTTCGACGAAGCACCCCAAGCCTGTAAAGATAATAGCAGTCTTGTTGGTTTACCTTTGCTATCTCTTTCAGGTCCTGGCATGTTGCCCATGCGTGCGAGGAAAGATGCACGTCGAGGGTTGTCGCCTGCTTTGACTGGCGGTTTCAATGTGCCACCCTTGTATGAGGCACGACCTTTAGCGTTCAACCCGCCTTTAGGGTTCTTGCCTTCTTTGCGTTGCCACGCTGGTGTTTTAGCCACGGCTTGCTTTCATGTTGTCAATCAGGTTCGGGTATGGTCGCCCCGCTTTTTTCGCTGATGCTTTCGCCGCCGCTTTTTTCGCTGGGGAAAGTTTCTTAGATTTCTTGTTAGGGTTCTTAGTTTCCCATACAGGTTTTTTCATAATGTCTCCAATAGGTATCCCGATTGTTTTAATACTTCACGAACATTCAACACTACAGTATAGGTTACGTTCGGTTTCAAATCTATGATATGGGTTCCGATTGTGGCTTTGATGGCACGTTTAACCCGTATTTGACAGGTGGGTTCTAACGCCATCCAGTTCGATGGGACAGTTTTGTTTGATGGTTTAACTATCTGTAACAGTTGTTTTGCTGATGTGTCCCAGTTGAATGCTTCTGTTTGGGGTGCTGTTTGTTCGGCTTGTTTACGGTATTTGTCACGGTTGTTGTAGATGTCTTTGATGGCTTCGGCTGTTGCTTCTGGGTTTGGTTCATCCCAGTCGCCCATGTTTTGCCATACACCTTTGGCTGTTGGGACAGGTGTGGTTGGGATTCTGTGGGTGGCTAAATCTGAGAATTCTTTGTGACCGTGGGCGTCGGACAGGATGGTGGGTATCCCTGCGGAGATTGCTTGTAGGGGCATCAGTCCGAATCCTTCGCCTCTGGATATGGATATGAATGCGTCGGCGGATGATACCAGGTTTCGTTCTTCTTCAACGGTCATCCATTCGCGGTGAACTATGACGTTTGGGTATTCTAAATCTTTTGGTGCGAACAAATGTGGTGGAACTATTTTGATGTGTAGTTCCGCGTCGGGTAGTTGGAGTTTGTTGAATACTTCTAGTACGACATCTAAACCTTTGCGATACCATTCGGAGCCGCCGCATAATAGTTTAAACTTTTTGTTTGGTTTATGTGGTTGGGGATGCCAGATGGTGCGGTCTACTGCGAGTGGGATGACTCGAACGTTGTCATGGTATTCGGAGAACAGTTCCCAGTTATGTAAACTTGGGACTGTGATGGTTTCAAAATTGTTTAGATAATCGTAGAACTCTGGTGGTAGCCAATTTGTTTCCCACATTGTCAAAAGGTGTGGTACTTGTTGTTTGTGCCAGCCTTTAATAAGGTTTGGTCTTAAAGCAAATATTGTGTGTTCGGCTTGTTTATCAAATGTTACGTATTGTGTTAAGGCTTCACGTAACCCTGACACCATTTTTCCGTAACCGACTTTGATTATGTCGACGCCGACAAGGTTCAGGTATTTGGTAGAATGCCTGTCTCCACTTGCCATGATTCCTGCGCCCGCCTTTCTACTTCTGCTGCGCCGTCTATGCGTTTTGGTTGTAGACCGTTGGCGCGTAGCCGTTTGTATGCGGGCATATCTTTTTTCCAACCTCGTTCGGTTGCGTTAACTTGTGCGACTTTGGCGCCACGTGATGTGGTGCTGTTTGTTGCCATTCTGATTCCCGCTACTCTGCATCCGAAGCACCCTTCGACATCCAAGTTGGGATGTGTTTCCCTATGTTTCACGTAATGTAACTCCCGTATCCTGCGGCTGTTAATGCTGCAACTTCTTCTGCTGTTACTTCGTTGTTGTGTCCACCATAATATGTTTTTGTAACGGTTGTCATATCTGATGGCTGCTTTTGTACATATGAACTGTCGGTTAGTAGATACACGTTTTTGCCTCGCGGTGATGCCACGATGTGTGTACCTAGCCTGTTCGCTGCACGTTGTTCTTTTGGTAGATATTGTCCGTTCATGTATTCGCCGACGATTACTGGGACAACTAGGTCTTCGGTGGGTGGGCTGAATGTGGACATTATGTGATGCTCGCTCCGTATCCTGCTGCTGTTAGTTCTGCTACTTCTGTGTCGTCTAAGAAAATGTCATGCCCACCGTAATACACTTTTGATATTAGTTCTGGTATACGTGGGTCAGTTATCTGGTATGTGTTGTCTGTCAGTTTATACAGGTTGTATGCTCTGATTCCTTGTGGGGTGTGTGCGAACAGTTTGTCTTCGCCTTCGGCGTATCTTGTTGCGAACGCATATGTTGACGTGTTTGGTACACGGAAAATATGTGACTTAACCCAAGTAGCCGTGCCTGTACCCGTACCTGAACCTGTGGCTGTGCGACGGTTAATTCTTGCACCAACAGAAGTTTGTGTACCTAAACCATCACCTGTAGCGGTACGGATAGATGTCAACAACCAGACACCTGTGCCTGTTCCTGCGCCCGAACCTGTGGCAGTTCGGACACTTACAACTATGTCGACACCTGTACCAGACCCGACACCTGAACCTGTAGCGGTGCGAACAGGGATGAGCACCCCAACAACTGTTGCTGTGCCTGTGCCTGAACCCGTGGCGGTTCGTGGTGCGATATGCAACCCTGTCGAATCCATAGTGCCAACGCCTGAACCTGTGGCGGTGCGGACAGCAACAGCGATACGTGTCGCAGTACCTGTGCCTGTACCTGAACCTGTTGCTTGGCGTTGACGCAAAACATTCGCTAAAGAAGAAGCAGTACCTAAACCTGAAGCGGTTGCGGTAACAGTAATAACTGCACGAACACCAAGATAGAAACGACCACCCGTAAGATACGGGAAACTAAAATCGGTGAGTTGACCTAAACGTGTTTGTGATGCGCCATGCGCCACAGATGATGTGCCATCACCAGCGCCTGTCGCTGTGCGTGTAACTACACGAAAGTATGTGCCACGATAAAACGGGTGTGTGTCAACAAACGGTTCTGCATAACCAGTAACTGCTGTTTGTGCCATAGGGTTTACCCCCTACGACTAATCGAGGGACAGAGTAAGGGAAGTAATCTGAAAAGTATCGCCAGCAGTAACAGCCGCAGACGACGACAAAGCACCAGTCCACAAAGCATTACCCGCAGTTGAAGCATCCCACAAAGACCAATGCGTAATTGTTTCTGTAGCCGCAACGTTAGTCCATTCAAGGGTTGCATCGGTCGCAATAGAACCAGAAGACGCAGCCGCCCAAGAAGCCGCCTTACGTGTCGTTTCTGATGCAGCGTTTGATGTTGCAGCCTCACCAGGGTCGCCTGTATGAAGTTTCACATAAACAGTTGTTGGCATAGTCCAAGCGGCTTCGCCTGTTACATGGTCAAGAATTTTGTTTTCAGCGTAGTTCGAAATAGACATATAAACCTTTCAACGTGACGAGTATAGCAAAAGCAAAAGCCCCCCGCCGAAGCAGGGGGCTGTCGCTTATCAAGTGCTACTAGTTAGAACCGATTGATGATGCCGATTCGATTCGACGAAGCGAAGCCTCGCGGAAGCGACCGTAGCCACCAAGCCAGTACCAACCGACTGGTTGCAAGCGCATCAAAACGTCGGTCACGTTACCGCGAACGATTTTTGGTACAGCGCCGTTACCGTCTTGTGTTGCGTAAGCCTTAGCAAGAGCCTGACGACCCATTACGTGTGTGCAGTAGGCATCAATCGTACCAGTTGTGCTGGTTCCGTTTGAAGCGTTTGCGAACACTTTGGCTCGTGGTGTCTCAATGAAACGTACCGACTCAAACAAGCCGATTTCGCCATTGTAGATACCTTCTGGGTTTACGTAGTTCGCTGGTGTGCGCCATGCTGATACGTCTGTGTTCGAACGGAAATCGTACGACACGTCTGGGTGGATGTAGCCCATGTAAGAACCGTTAAAGGTTGCTACGTTTGCTCCACGAAGTTGTGCAACAACTCTGCGAACATCGTCAGCGTGAAGAATGTCATCTGTTGAGATTGATTCTCGGCTGGTTGGGGTTGTTGTGCCACCTGTGGCGTAAACGACGTTGGTTCCTGCTGCGAGAACTTCACGGATAACTTGGTCGATTGAATCGCCTGCGTTGTATCCGATGATGTTTGCTGCTGCTGAATCAACATCTGTGAATGCTGTTCCGCGCAACTTCGCTGTTGTTACAACTGCGTTACCGTATTCGTTCAGAGTTACAGTTACCTGGCTGTCTGAGAGCGCTACTGGTGTTACGTCAGTTACTTCGTTCAGCGTTGATGTCGCTGCCGAAATGTCTGCGAAGATGGTGAATGTGACGCCAGTTCCAGGCATTGCCTGTTGTACTGGTTGTACGTCTGCTGCTTGGTCGAAGAGGAGTTCTGAACGCAATGCGAAGTACGCAAGACGGTCGAATGCTACCTGGTCTACCGAGAGAGACGAGAGTTGGGTTTCGCCTGCCATGATTATTTATTCCTTTTGTTTTGAGGGGGATATTAGTTTTCTTGTGCTGCCCGTGCCTCAGACAAAATTTGTTCTACTTCTCGTGGCGAAGTTGCTTCGTTCAACCTGCGTGTCCAGTCAACTGGTGGTTGAGATGTTTGGCTTCCAGCGGCGACTTTGTTGGTTCGCTGCCATGCTTGCATCTCATCCGCAGATGGTTGGTTCTGGGGTGGACTAATCAATTGCGCCTCTACAGCAGCCTGACGGATTGCTTCTGGGTCAAGTTCGCCGTCGTATGCTTTAACGAAATATTTTGACATCGGTTGAAGCGGGTCGATACCTGCTTTAACAAATGCTAATTCTCGTTTCGCTGCTTCGGCTTCCGCTACTTGCTTTCGCAGTTCTGCGGTTTCCTTTTCCAGTTGCTTCATCCTTGCCCTAACTGGGTTTCGGGTTTCGGATTCTTCTATCTGGTCTTCGCTGTCGTAGTTGTCAAACTCTGACATATGGCACTCTCCGTTTCTGCCCACATCACATCAGAGGTATGTGATGGCTGCTATTGATTTGTCACCCCGAATTGCTCCACACAGGCTGGGGGGTTCCTGTGTAGGTTCCTACTTTCGTATCACGTTCGATATTACACACCTTGTTTGGTGTTGTCAACTATCTTGTTATTCGATTGTTTGTAGGTTGACTTTTCCGCCTGCTTCGAATTCTCCTCGGCGGCGTCGTTTGCGTGTGCCTACTCGTTGGGCTGCTTGTGCGCTTGTGCCGAGGGTGCCTGCGATGGCTTCTTCTTGGGTTAAGGCTTCTTCGCCCATTAACGGTCTGTATAGGCTTTCTTGTTGTTTGAAGGTGGTGAATCCTGCTTGGGCTTCGGCTTCGGTGACGCCTTGGCGGACTAGTTCTTCAGCGGATGTGGCTGTTAGGGCTATGCCTGCTTGTTTGCGGGCTTGTGCGGCAACCTCAGCGGCTCTGGCGGCACGCAGGATGTTGTCTTGGGCTTTCTGTGGGTCTAGGAAAAACGCTGCAATTGAGCCGTCATCTAGGTTGTATAGCGTTTTTAGTTCGTTGACTACGGTTGGGTCGGCGTTGCGTACAGCCTGATAGCCCTGTGTTACTCGTGCCAAGATTTCGTCTGGAGAGACATCGTTGACAATGAAGTTTGTTAGTGATGTCGGGTCGTCGTAGAACCCTGCTGGCATTCCTGAGTCTCGTAGGTTTCTTCGGTATTGTGATTCAAGTTGGAGTAGTTGGCTCACAGAGTAGACGGGTTTGCCTGCTGCTCGGCGTTGTTCGTTTGCTACGAATCGTCGTTTGAATGCTGGTGATTCTCGTAGTTGGATACCGATTTCGTCGATGCTTGATGAGCCTGTGATGGTTCGGTTTGCGAGTGCTGCACGGATTTCGTTGACTAGTTCTGGGTCGTCTAGCCCATAAAATTTGAGGGTGTTGGTGAGGATTGTTGTGGCTGTTTCACCGTCGCCTGGTGGCAAAAATGAGATTGCACGACTAGTTGGTCTGACTGGTACTTGATTTTCTGTTTCTATTTCTCTAACAGGTTGTCTGCCTAGACCGTAAGCCGCTTCTTTTGGTGCGTAAGCAGCAGCGATTTCGGCAGTAAAATCGCGGGTAGGTGCCGTGATGGGGCGACCACGTGCTTCAGATAGGGCTTGTAGGTCTTCTGGTGTCATTGACATTAGATAATCTTTCCGAACGCTTGGGCAATATTAGCCGACAAAGCCCGCGCTTCATCTTTAGCGCTGCTGGTTCTTTCCCAACCGTATTGTGGGTCGGAGCGTAATAGTTTTTCCCATTCGCTGTTTGTCATTAAACGCTTTTTGCCTTCTTCGCCGAACGATACAGCCTGTTCAAATGCGCCTGTGGACATATCGATGTCATTGATGTTGCGTTCCAGGAGTCTTGATGCTGTGGTTTGGTATGCGGATGCGATGCTTTCTAATGTCATGCCTTGGTCTAGCAGGTTTGATAGATGTCCGTAGCGTGTTTTGGCGAACTCTCTTTGTTGGCGTTCGTAGTCAGATGTGAGCATTTGACCTGTTAAAACTTTTTCGATGTCGGAGTCTGCTGGGTTTCGGTTGAAGAATGCTTTGGCGATGTTTTGTGTGCTGATGTATTCTGCAGATTTTTGGGTGCGAGCCAACGCTGTCGGGTTGACGTAGTTGCCTGATTCGTCTTTTTTGAATACTTCGCTGTAAACTTTTTGTTTTAGGATGTCACCTTGATATCCGAAGTTGATGGAATCTGATACGAATTTGAGGAAGTCGGTGCCTTGAAAACCTAGTGTGCCGACGAGGGATTGAATAGTTTTTAGTTGTTTTGATGTTGATAGTTCTTTGTAGAAATCTGTAGCAGATACTTCTTCGGCAAACCTTTCGTTGCTGTATTTTTGTGCAACGGCTTTATTTAATGTTTCAAATAGTTGTGGGTATTTAGTGCGGTCGAGGTCTAGCAGCCATGTTTTTGCTGGGAATTGTTCTCGGAATGTTGTTTCCCATGCTGTGCTAATTGCCGCTGGTTGTTCTGTGATGCCTGTAGCGGCTGTTGTTTTATATTCTTTGCGTAACATTTCTCGGTTTGCTGGTGTGTTTTCTAAACCACGGGCAGCGAGTTGTTCGGTGACGAATGCTTTCCGTTTGGCTGGGTCAACTACTGGAGTGGCAGATACAACTCCTGTGGTAGGTACAACTGGTTCAATTTCTTCTGTTGTTGTTTCGGCAACTTTTTTTGGTTTCATCCCAGCAAAACGGGCTTGCTCGGCACGGTCTTCCATTGGGGTGGCAGCGGCGGTTCTACCTTGTTGACTTAAAATTGCGGCAGGAGTACCAGTAACTTTTGGTGTTACCGCGGCTGGTTTCGTGGCAGCGGTAACAGGAACATCTGAAACAAATTGAACCTGATATTTACCTGTTTCTGGTGATTCAATTACCGAAGCCAATTCGCCTTTGCGAACTCTATCTAAAACAAGTTTGCTTGTCTTAACAGCGTTCTGCGCTGTTTTTAATTCCGCTTCAGTAATTTCTTTATCTTTGAATTTTCCTAATGCAGATTTAACAAAATTTTCATCGGCTGCTAACTGGGTTGAAGCAATAAACTCTGCTGTTTCTTGTTTGCTTTGCTGGTCTGCTGCTTGTTCTTTTAATGTATTTAATTCTGGAATAAGTACATCGCGTAACTCGGTTAAAGAATAAACTTTTTTGTTGTATTTGTAGTTGGCTACGCCATCATCCAAAGCCTTTTGTGCCGCGGCGAGGTCTGTGTCAATTTGTTTTGCGTCAAGTTTTTGACGCAATAACGGCTCTGTGGTAATTTCATTTTTGACAACATCGTTTTTAAATTTAATTTTTTTAAAAAATTCTATGAGGTCTGTTATTGCACCCCAATCTTGTGACGGTGATTTAGGTGCGATGTCTCCGTTGAGCCATCGTTCGTAAAGGTATTGTTTTGTGCTGGCAGGAACGGTAAGGTTTTTAATCCATTCGGGCATCGGTTTCTGTTCAGCCATTATGCAAGTCCTTTAATTTTTTTATCGAGAATGTCCAAAAACCCTAAAGCCTGAACTGCTTCGGCTTCTGGACCGAACTGCTGCTGAACTTGTTGCTCAGCGGCAACATCAAGACGTGGCGCACGAACACCACCCATTGCCTCAGTAATTTCCATACGCTCATAAGTTTTCACAAACTTTTCAATTTCGTTCGGTGACAGGCTGCGCCCCAATATTTCCTGGGTTGTTTTTTGTATCACGGAACGGATGTCTTGTTTTGCTGTGGTGCGAATAACTCTGCCAGTACCGACAACAGGTTTAACTTCAGATAGAAGTGTTGGCAAAGCGGCATCGATGGTCAAGCCTTTAGAGTTTGCGTAGTTTAAGAACTCTCGCATTACAGAAAGGTCTGTGCCGTCGAACCCTGTTCCGCCTGATGCCCTACCGTTTTTGCCGTACAAACCGATTGATGCCAGTTTGTTTTGTAAATCTGTTCTGTCTGTTGTTGATAGCCGTGATAGTTCGCTGACCGCTTCGCTGTCTGGGTCGTATTGTCCGCGGGCGATTGCACCTGATTTGTTTACAAGTTGTTGACCAATATATCCTGCGCTGATATTGCGTTGTGTTGGTGGTCCTTGAAATCTTCCGCCAACAAACTGTTCTGGCATTGTGGTGAATTGTTGTTGAGTTGCAGTAACTTGCCTTACACCGAGTTGAACGTCTGGGGCTAACCCACCAGATACCTTAGGCGCAATAATAGGAGCCTGGGCAGGCGGTGGGGTGACTGGTGCGTTAGGGTCTGTTTGTTCTGTGAATGACATTAATCTACCTCTGCTGCAAGTTTATCTTCATAAATTCTTGCGAACTCTGGGGTTTGTTGTACGAGCGTTGCAGCAATACTAGCCAACCAATCCTTTAGAGGCTGCGTTTTTGGTGATTGGAAACTTGAGAACCCTGCTGCTGCAGCATTTTCTAATGCTTGGTCGCGGGCATCCAAATATTGTGTGACTGCGTTCGCCACATCATTGTCTGCTAAACGGTTGTCGGTTACGGCTGTACGCAAATCGTTAATGAAGTTAGGGAACTCGCCTGGGTTAAAATCGGCTTTAATAGGGAACCCTGGATATTCTTCGTTGAGGAATCCACGCCATTGGCTCAGCCAGTCTCGTTGTTCTTGGTTGAGGGTTGCCCCAAGTTGGCTGCGTTTCTCACGGTAGATAGATGAGGCGATACGGTATTGGGCTGCTGCAACTATTTCTTGTGCTGTTAACCGTTTGCGTTCACCTTTTTGGATTTGGCGGTTCCACGCCTCGAAACTGAACACGTCGCCACCTGGGGCAAAGAATCCTGCGATGCCTTTGTATTGTGCCATCAGGTCGCTGTTTTCGTTAGCCCAATCTGAGAACACTTTGGTTGGTTCAACACCGCTTGTTGTTGGTTCCGTTTTGTGACCCATGTAGATGAATGAGTCTTCACCGAATTTGTTGATGAATTCTGATACGGCTGTGTCTGGGTTTTTGGTTTTAAGTTTGTAGAACTCTTGTGAGAGTGATGATGCGATGATGTCGCCGCCTTCGGTTTCTAAACGGAAATCGATTTGTGGTGAGGTTGGTCCTGTGAACTGGAATAGGGCGCGTAGTCCTGCGAGGACTTGTGCTTTGCGGCGTGCATCAGCATACAGTTTTGCCATGTCGTTAGGGTCTTTGGTGTTGTAACTTCCGCTTTGGATTTTGTGGCGGACTACTTCTGCGTAGGTGTTGGCGTAGATTGTGCCGAGGTTGGCGGTGTCGCCTCTGATTGCTTCGATGCCACGTGTCGCCCATTGTGGTGCGAGTGACCCTGGACCTTTTTCTCCGTATGGGAGAATCATTTTGCGTACAAATTCTAATTGAGGGGTGTCTGGGAGTACGTTTGATGCGGCGATTTGTAGGACTGGACCTGCGCCTGGAAGGTTCAATACTTGGAATGCGCCTCGGATTGGGAATTGGAGCATTGCTCCTGCCCATCCGCCGACAGGAAAGTTGAATACGTTTGTGCCGTTTATAGGGTCTTTAGCGAACCAGCCTGATAGGGCGTTGTCTGGGTTGTCTGAATCGTAGTTTGCTGCGTTGAATGCGAGTTGTGTTTTGCGGATTCGTGATGGGTCTTCAATGAGATATGAGGTGTATTGTCCGAGTGTTTCTCTAAATGCTGTGGCGAATGGTGCTACTACTCGCAACATATCTTCTAGGTTGCCTTTTTGTTGGGCGTTGTACAGGGTTTGTTTAAGTTCTTGTACTGCCATTGCTCCAGCAAATTGTTCTAGTTGGGCGACTGTGCCGTCACCTGTGGCTGTTTTTCCGAATATCTGATTGTAGATTTCTTTGTTGCCAACATATTTTTCTACTGTCATGTTTGCTCGTTTGCCTTCAGCGGCAAGGTCGGCGTTTAGAGAGTCGACGTATCTGGCGATGTTTGCTTGCAGTGTTTGTTGTTCTGCGGGTGATAGCAAGTTGGCGTTGTCGGCGACTGTTCGATAGAACGCTTGACGATAAAGCGGTGAGCGTTCAAGTTTTTGTGTGGCTTTACCTACTAGTCCGTTGAAGAACCATTTGACGCCTGTGTCCATTGCGCTGGTAATTTTGTCAAGTTTTGCTGATTTGCCTTTTTCGATACGGTTAGCAACTTTGACGTTTGCGGCTAGTTTTCTTTGGTTGCCTTTGAGGTCGATGAGTTCTCGAAGTGCTTCGCCGCCGAATAGTCCTGGGTCTTGTTCTCTTGTGGTGAATGCTTGTCCTGGGGCTACTGCTTGTACTTCTGCTATGTCGCGTGATATGAGTGTGCCTGGATTAAATGGGTCTTCTACTCGGCTTGGTGTTATACGTGTGATGATTGCATCGTCACCGTTATCTAGTTTGACTAGAGCACCTACAACCCTGTTTTGTCCTCGTTCTGCCATTACAAGGTTGTCTACTGGAATTTCTTCGCGTGGCACAAATTGAACATCGGCTGTTGGTAAACCATCAGCATCTTCTGTGAGGCGTGATGTTGGTAGTCCTTGTTCGTCAAGCAATGATTCGATTTTTGGTACGCGACCATGTTGAACTACGAAACGTAGTTCTTCATCGTTGCGGACTATTGTGTTTATTTTGGCTTGCGATGCTCTGTCTAGCCATGTGGTGATGAGGTCGGTGTCATTGATGTTTGTTATTTTGATGAATTGGCTGCGACCTGTTGTTGGGTCTGCGATGCGTATTCCGTTGCGGAAATATTCAACAACTGTTTTTGCGGCTTCTCTGCCTTCGTCAGTTGTTTGCAGCCATGCGCTCATTGCTGTTTGACGTTCTTGTGTTGGGAGTGTGGATAGTTCCACCATTTTTTTAAGAATTGGGTCTTGACGAATTTGTGCCAAGTTATCTACGTAGCCTGTTGTGTGTGCGGCGGCGTCGCTGCCACGGTTAATGATTGAAAAGTTTTCGCCTCTCATCATTCGTTCGTTAGCGGCAAGCGGGTCTTGTAGATGTTGGTAGATTGTTCTGCCAGCATTTTTTTGGTAGTCCTGCATTACTTTATTTAATGTGCCGCTAATGTCGTCGAATGCGTCTTCGAATGTTTTTGCTGTTCCGTCACCGCCTGTTAGTGGTCCAACGAAGCGGCTGCCCATAACTGTTTGGATGAATTGGAATGGGTGTGTAAAAAAGTTTTGGTAGCCTTTTGCTGCCATTCGGATGTGGGAGTCAATCATGTTTCGTACGATGTATCCGCCTGTGGCAAGAATCATTGGTTTCCATACTTCTGTTTGAAGTTCTTCTGCGGCGGCTAACAAAAATCTTTGTTCACCTGCTTTGTTGCGTAAAATTTTGTCTGTTTTTAATGCTTTCTTAAAGAATGGGTTGCTTGTTAACGCTCGAAGTTTTCGATAGTCAGGCAAAACGTGAATGCTGTCTACAAGTTCAACTAGTGCTGTTGGTCCTTGTATGCGTAATCTTTCAAGTTCGTCTGGGCTGAATCGTGAAAGTTGTTCATCGTCTACGCCAAGACTACGTAATGCTTGTAGCATTCCGCCGTCGTCAAGGTTTCCTAGTTCGTCTACACCGAATGCCCTTACGCGGGCAAGTTCTTCTTTGTGGATACGCATAAGTTCGTTGACGATGCGTTTGTCTCCGCCTGCGTGTTCGGTAGTAATTTCAAGAAATTTTGCGTAGAGTTGGTCGCCTGCTGCTTTGCGTGCAGCAGGGTTTTCTTGGCTGAATACGTCCATTGCTTGACCCATGAAGTTGTCAAAAGTTTCTGGGAGCGCTGTGTGGATTCTTAATCCTCGTAGGAAGTTGGCGTAGGTTTCTACAGATTTTGCTCTGTCTAAACCTGAGCCGTCAATGATTGCTCTTTCTGTTGGGATTTCTGTGAACCATCGGCTGTTGCGTAGTGTGCGATATACAGGGATTCGTTCGCGTGCTAGTTCTCGTGCGGCGAATGTTGCACGCGTGCCTTTGATTGCGCCGATTTGTTTTGGGATTAATACGTCTTCTGGGTTGGCTGATAGTCGTGCTGCGGCTTCGCCAATGATGGCTTTGATTTTTAGTGGGGAGTCTGCTTCGGCTAAACGTTTTGCTGTTTCTGGGTCGATTTTGCCACGGAAATCTGACATGATTTTGTATGCGGCTTTGCCTCTTTCGATGGCTGCTTTTTCGGTGTCTAGTCCACGGTCTGCAATGTTTTTGGTTGCTGTGGCGGCGTGGTCTGCTAAACGTTCAGATAGTCGTACTGCTTTGCTGTTGCGTTCAAACCATGCAAAGTAATCTGATTCTCTGAATGAGATTGCTTCGGCGGAATCTAAACCGATTTCTCCGCGGGAGATTCGTGCTGCTGCATTTGCGCCTTCGAGTGTAAGCGACGGAATTTTGTCTGTTTCCACTATGCCTCGGGCGACGAGTTGGTCTGCAACTTTTTGGCTGACTGCCCGTGTGCCAATTAAACCTTTTACTTGTTGACCTGTTTTTGCTGCTTTGAATGCTTGACCTGCGACGATTGTTGGGTCGGCAAAGATGTTTACTGATGCGTCGAAGAATCCTGATAGTAGAGAGTATTCTTTTGTTCCTGGGGTGAACACGGCGTTCGCTGCGCCACGTCCAATTGTCCACGCATGGTTGTTGATTGTTCCACGGAACTCTCTTGCTCTTTGTGCTTGTGTTTCTGCGGCTTTCCCACCGAAGAAGAATCCTTCTCCTGAGTCTTCGCCTGAGAGCATTGTGCCAAGTTGTGTTGAAGCGAACACACCTGCTGTGCCTGTTGGGTCGTTTTGTGAAAAGATTTGTGACGCAACGTTTTGTGTTAGGTCTGGGGTGAGTTGTAGTGCGGCGAAACCCCAACGTGTTGCCGATTTTACTTTGCTGTAAATGTTTCTATCAAACCAGCCTTTTGGGTCTGCTTTGTTTGGGTCGTTTTGTGTGGCGAGTTTTGTTGCTTCTATTTTTGCTACGGCGTCAACTGCTTGTTTTGATAGCCCTGATTGTTTCGCCATGTCTAATAGGACACGTGGCGACACCCATCCGTTTTGTTTATAGAGTTCGGATACTTTTGCTGCTTGTTGTGGTGTTACTGTTGCTTGTATTTTTTTTTGTGCAGCAATGTTTGCTTGTGCGTCTTTGTCGTTATTTTCTTCGTCAACAGGGTCGAATGCGCTGAGTCCACCTACCATTAGTATCCTTCACGTAAATATGAGTCCAACATATCTGCGAGTTCTTCGCTTGGGTAGGCTGCGTATAGTGCTCTGAGTTCGTCGAGTATCGGGTCGCTGTTGCGTACACCCGCATAGCCGCTAACTTGTGTCATTCTTCCTGGTCCGAATGGTGCGCCTGCTGTGAGTGGTTCGTCTGGGCGTTCTGTTGGTCTGTCTAATGGTCCGAATTGTCCTGGGCGTGGTCGTTCAACTGCTGCTTGTGGTGGGGCGGCTACTGGTTGTGGTGATGCTGCCATTGGTACTTGTTGTTGTGCCGCGATTTGTTTTCCTGCTTCACCGTAGGTTTGTCCTGGGGCTGCTTTTGCCGCCAACTTTTTTGTTGGGTTCCTTAAATCGGAACGGTTCGGGTATTGTTTTGCCATTAACCTAATCTCCCTGCGAGGCTAAGTACACCACCTGGTGTCCCTGGTTGTGCGGACGCTCCTGCTTGTGGTCCGCCGAGTGATGCGAGTAGTCCTTCGATTCCTCCTCCGCCTGCTGGTTGTGCTGGTGCTTCTGCACCCATTCCTGGTGCCGCTAACCCTGGTTGTGTTTCTGGTGAACCTGCTGGTACTGGTGTTGCTTGGCGTTGTTGTGCGCGTTCGTTTGTTCGGCGTACTGCTTCGTAGAGTGGAACGTTTTCTTCTACTGTAAGTTTTGTTAGGTACGCTAAATCTTCTGGCTGGTATGGTCCGTTAGGGTCTGCGGCTTGTGCTTGGATGCTGGACAGTAGTGCGGCTTCCATTGATTCTGCTGTGATGCGGTCTTTTTCTAGTTCTGGGTCTGTGATTAGCGGGTCGGCTTCTCGTGCTGATTCTTTTGACATTAGCCCTGTGCCGAGTCGTTGTCCGAGTCCTACGATAAGTCCGTTGACGTCTGCGCCTGATGACGGGTAGTTGACGTAGTGGAAGTCTGTTTCCCAAACTTTGTTCGGTACATAATCTACTTTGCCGATTCCGTTTCTTCCTGCGATGAAGAACGATTTTTCTTTTGCACCCCAATAGTTTTTTTCGATTGCGATAGCAATTTTGTCTTCTTCCATTAACGATTGTGCGAAGATTGCTTGGGCTTCTTGTACACGGAAGTCGACTGTTGCTGAGAGGATTGATTCTCCTCTGCGTCCTGTGCGGATGTTTGTTCCTGATTCGCCGCCGAACTCTGCTGGGATTGCGCCTTCTAGTCGTTCTTGTCTTTCGAGTCTGTCTAGTGCGACATCGGTTTTGTAGCCTGGGTTTGTTT